CGTAAGTGGTCTGGTAGTTTGTTAGCTGCCATTCCGATAACAAGAGCGTTATCACCAGCTAATACGATGTCTATCAAAATGATAGCGAGAAATGCCCAAAGGGCTTGAAGCGTGAAGAGTTCCATAAGTTTCCTTAAAGTTATGGTCTCACCGCTTTGTCTATAGACCGGGCATTTACATACCGTGTTGACGACCTATAAAACCAACACCTGTTGGTTAGTTACTCCCCGAGATATTTAGCCTACGATTCTTTCGTATATTTCTTTCCAATTACGTACTCTAGGGATGTCTGCATGGTCAAAATCCATGTTGTGGCCGTGTTCCATCAGCAGGGCTTTTAATCCGCGATCGTGCCCTGCTACAGCATTGGTGATCTTGTCTTCGATCCACCAATGGCCTTTGTCTCGATACTTGTCTAAAACTTCGTCTTTGTCTGCACCAGTGTCTAAGATAATAAACTTTGTGAATGCAGTCTTGCCAAACAGTTTGCATAAATTCATCTTGCGTAATTCTTGTGCGTTTTCATCTGCACTCATTGATGTGATACAATGGAACACATATCCGTGTTCTTCATGCAGTCGTTTAACATAGAACATAGCATCACGCAGGGGTGGTAGGAATCCCATGTGTGCTGATTCGTTGAACATCTTTATGAGTTTTTTGGCCTGATCCTTTTCGATCCCGTAGCGTTTGCCGATGTCATATTTGAATTGATGATCTTCCTGTTTTTGGAATCCGTGCTGTTCCATCCAAACTGAAAAAGCGTATTCCCAATCTAGTAGAACTCCGTCTGCGTCTGTGAGTATGATTTTGTTTTTCATAGCATATTATACTATTATTTTGGCATTGTGTCAACCAGATAAGTAAACAATGAACATAATAATCTATACTTTGGTGATGGTACAAATTACCATAGCCTGTGTAACACTTTATCTACATCGCGGACAAACACATAGAGCTGTGCAATTTCACCCTGCAGTCAATCACATTATGCGAGCCTGGCTATGGCTGACTACAGGGATGGTTACTCGTCAATGGGTGGCCATACACCGCAAACATCATCAGCGTTCAGACCAAGAAGGCGATCCGCATAGCCCACAGATCTACGGTATATGGCGTGTGCTGTTCGGCGGCGCATTTCTATATCACTCTGCCAGCAAAGACACTGCTATGGTAGACTCCTTGAGCAAGGACTGCCCCAATGATTGGATTGAACGTAACCTTTACTCCGCACACAGTCGCTCAGGTATTCTACTAATGCTGGTCATAGACTGTTTGCTGTTTGGACCGTGGGGACTTGTAGTGTGGGGTATTCAAATGATATGGATTCCGTTCTGGGCAGCTGGAGTAGTTAACGGGCTTAGCCATTGGTGGGGATACCGTAACACAGATACCAAAGACACCAGCCGTAACTTGATACCCTGGGCCGTATGGATCGGCGGAGAAGAACTGCACAACAATCATCATGCCGATGGTGCCTCAGCCAAGTTCAGTCAGAAGTGGTGGGAGTTTGATCTAGGTTGGATGTATATTTCAATACTGCGGTTCTTTAAGTTAGCCACAGTTAGATAAAGAAAAAGCAGCCCGGAGGCTGCTTTTCTTTTACCACTAATTGTATTGCTCTATGAGCGTAACTTATTTCTTCACGCCGCTGTTTACAAATGAGTACATTTTTTCGGCGGTTTCTAATATTTTATCTAGGCCTGGAAACTCTGGCATGCCCACTGTGGTGATGATCTGACCAGTCTTTTCATCACGTTTGGCGGTCATTTCCCAACCCTGATACTTCATAGAGTGTTCTGATTGGACCATGTCCTTGGCCATTGCTAGAATGTCCGTACGGATTTCGTAGCCGTTCTTGTTGAATTTAACTTCTGGTAGTTTTGGTGCTGTGAAAATTTCTGACATTTTGTATCTCCTGTGTGTAATGTCTGTGTCTAACAACTACTTCTATTTCGCTGTTAGTTTATTATATATGCCTAACTGAAAAAAAACAACTATTTTGTGATTCTGTTTATCCGTTCACGGATGATATCTATCACAGGCTCTGCCAACACCACTTCATAGTGGTTGTAATCCACATCAATCAACTCCATGTCTGCGTGGTGACGCTGGCTTTGAATACTAACCACTCCGTCATTGGCCACGACTATGAAAGGACTGCGGCCCTGCACAGTCACTATGTTGCACCAAGGATGCTGAACCTTTATCTTGGCCGCTTCCCGCATGGCCCAGCTACTGGGACCAATATCACGCATGAGTCTGCTGAATGGTAAAAAGTATTGAGCATAGTCCGCTACTTCTGCGCCACCATATGGTGTGCTTAGTGTGACTGCTCCTAGCACATGCGTGGGCAAATGATGGCTGAGATGCAGGGCATATATGCCGCCTAGGCTATGGGCTATGAAAAAACACTGGTTTACTCCAGCCAAACTCTGCTGCATCGCTGCTAGATTATGTTCAAACCCATCACGACTGTCATAGTTTAGGTCTAGACCCTTGCCCAGCCTGGTTCTGATATGATTGAAGCTTTCGCCGGTGGCATTAGCACCGTGTATATAAACCAATTGCATGGTTTATTTACTTGTTATTCAGACATCACCCGTTTAGCTGCTTCGTATTGTCCGATACGAGCCAAATGGCTGGCAGCACGAGCTCGGCCGAATGAATCAAACACTGACCAAATGTAGTTGAAAATGGTTTTCATATATGTTTTTCCTTTTGAGAATAGTTGTATTGTTGGATGTAGTTTTCCAACTGTGCGGCATCGGTAATGCCTTTGTCTGCTAGATACTGATCTAGACTTGATTGATAGCTAGATCCTGGGAACATCTCTGCTAGCCGTTCCATCAAGGCCAGCATCTGGTTTGATAGGTATTTCATTGTTTTTCCTCTGTAAGTGTGTGCAGGTTCTTATGGTTTCTACTGAGTTATTTAGTCCACTTATGTGCGACCGCACGATTTCTTCTGAATAATATCATTTTAACAATCTGGACATTCGGTTAAATATAATATCAACGGAACCACTCATGAAACTTAGAACTCGTTCAATACTGCAAGAGCTGAATGAAATAGCCGAAGTACGCAACAAGGATGCGCTGTTTGAAAGCAGAGCCACCAACATCATCAATTCAGCCATAAACCTATTGGAAAGCCTGCACAAGCAGTATACTCCAGAACAGGCAGATGAACTTGAGCGTAGATTTGTCAATGCTATCCGCGGGCAGGATCCAGCTAAATTTACCCGTGGTATCCGTAAAATCACAGAATCTCGTAAATCTCAGAGAATTATCAACGATGAATAAACTATTTGAAGGTGGCAACGTATTCAAAGATGCCGACAAACAATCACTGACCCAGCGCATCGCTACCAAAGATGTGCCTGCCACCATAGACTACATAGAAAAGATCACTGGTCTAGATTTTACCAAAGAACTGGATCCAGATGACAAAAAGCCTGTGAAATGGCTGGGCACCACAGGTCGCAAAGAAGATCCAGACGGTACCTTTGAGCTGAACAGTTCAGGTGATCTAGATCTATCAGTGGATGCCAATGAAGTGGACAAGAAAGAATTCGCAGCTAAATTAATCGCACAGTTTGGCAAAGAAAATGTCAAACTCAGTGGAGACAGTGTGCATTTGAAAACACCTATCGCAGGTGATCAGGTCAACGGCTTTGTACAGTCAGACTTTATGTTTAGTGTAAATCCCAAGTTCCAACAGGGATCATTGATCGGCGGTCGCGGACAGTACAAGGGTGAGCATCGCCACATCGTGCTGAGTTCTATCGCCCGAGCCAGGGATCTAAAATACTCACCCAAGTTTGGTCTGCTACACGCAGACACCAACGAACCTCTACCAGGCGGTGATGACTGGAACACCATCGCCAAACAGTTGCTGGGACAGACAGCCACGGTCAAAGATATACGCAGTGTAGACAACATTCTGGACTACATAATCAAACTGCCCAACTACGATGAACTGGTTTCAGGTGCCAGAGAAACCTTGGGCAAGCAGGGCATTGAGCTACCAGCCAAAGCTGCGGTAGAAAGCTATCAGCCAGGAACCATTGGTTGGATGCGCAGAATGATTGACATAGTACGATGAGATTCTGGGAACTTTTATTAGAAGATGTAGCACCTGCTCCTAAAAAGGTGGGCAGAGAATTCAACCACCTAGAGGATCTAGTGTTCACTGAATCCGATGGCGCAGTCAAGGCCATACAGATACTGAAAGATCTAGCCAAACCCGAAACCAGCATCACTATCAAATGGGACGGTAATCCTACAGTGTATTGGGGTCGTGAAGACGATGGTGAATTTAGATTGGTAGGTAAAAACAATTGGGGTCGTGAAGAAGGCAAGAGCTCAAGCCCAGAAGAACTCAAACAATTTATCATGAGTCGTGGCAAGGGTGAAGACTGGCGCGAACGATTCGCATCAGACATGGCAGCACTGTGGCCCATATTTGAAGCAGCGACTCCCCAAGATTTCCGCGGCTATGTCTACGGAGATATTCTGTTCCATCCAGGCAAGTCCTACACAGGTGCAGATGGCCGTATTTCGTTTACTCCCAATCAAACCACTTATTCAGTGATGGTCAACAGTGACACAGGTAGAGCACTGGCAGATGCCAAGGTAGCAGTGGCAGCTCACAAGGTATTCAGTTATTTCGGAGACAAGAGTGGTGAAGACTTTGATGATCCAGAACTGTTTAATAACACTCCTGCACTGCAGGTGTTTGGACTCACAGCAGTCAGCCATAGACCAGCTGTGGGTGCAGCTAATCTAGCCAAGATAGAAGCTTTGGCTAAAAACCAACCAAAGATCAACAGCCTCCTGGCTCCTGTGGCAGGTATGGGCTATCTACAGTCAGAGATCTACACTTTCGTTAATACTCAGAGCAAGGCCAAACAGTTAGACAACATCAACACAGAAGCGTTCATGAACTTTGTGGGAAAAACTCCTGCCAAAGC